AAAAGATTTGTAAAATTGTTCACACATTGTAAGACATTCTTTGTAGTCAGCTTTGCCACCTATGGCTTCAAAGTTGATAGCATGTGCTTTAGGGTAAACTACAGCGCCTATCACGCAACAACCTACTATTTTATCTTTGTCAAAGCAGAGCCACAAATCAGCCTCTTTTTTTAAAAGCCTGATAATAACATTTTCTACACTTTGTAATTCAGTATTGCCTTTTAGAGCAGAGTTTTCTATATATTCCCAACAAGCTAGTACAAAGGCACGGTACCCTGAACAATTGTTATTTACCAGTCTATAGCTTAACCCAGCTTCCGGCTGAATTGTAAAAATAAATTCCTTCTCCTGATCCTGGGTCCCAGCTTGTTCCATCAGCATATCTTATATCACCTTGATTAGGTTTTGTTGGCGCTGTATATACAACATCCAAATGACCGTCTTGCACTGAATCTAATACAGACTGAACGGTAAAGAAATTACGATCTACGGATGCTCTGACTTCTTCTGCGTCTAGCGGAGTAAGCTCTGGAGTAAATCGTATATACTCTTTAACCATTACCTATCTCCAACAACTTCGGAGATAACGGTATATCCTGAAAGATCAAACTGAGTATTAGCCAAACCTTCTATCTTAATAGCCATGAATCTTCCACGGACTCTACAGTCTATTTTTTCGTCAGTGCCTATGGTAAACGTAACTGGGTCTTGGTAGCTTACGCCTTCATTAGGTCTTATTTCGGTACCCACGCTTATATTAACCGTACCCTGTCCTTCGAATCTTGGATAGATTTCGCTAATGTCCCTTATCATAGAAGCACTACCAGTTCTTAGACCTATACGCTCAATATAAGGATTGACATTAGCACCGTCAAAGGTCAAACCAGAATCAGCTTTGTATAGCTTAGTATCATCAGTGCCGCACATAAGCAAAGAGAACACAGACGGGTTGTAGGATTCTTCTGCCCATTTGGTAGTAGGCTGATACCAAAGTTCTGTGGAGCTTGCCCAAGTGTCGCTAGCCACAGGATTAACTAAGCCTTTGGCAATGTAGTTAACGCTGGGAAGTTCTCTTATCGACCATGTGTTATCCAGGTAGTTCCAGATTAATGCTTCGTTAGGCAAACCGTTGGTAGCACCTGTTTTAGGATAACAAACCCAAACTTCGTTCTTAGCTTGGTTATGGACAACAAACGTTTTGTAAAAGTAAGTAGAATCAATCTGAGAAAAAAAGTATCTTTTTACAGATTCGTCAACAATGCTTTTAACAGAGCTACCGTTGAAAACTACGATATCGTTAGTAGTAACAAAGACGTGCTGGTTGTTGTTTATCTGAGCCACAGCGTCCCTTGCAAACAAACCCACGTCTTTAAACTTTTCTCTTAGCGTAAATACAAACGTACCACCAGTGTAAGTCAAAGAGTAAATGCTGTCTTCTTTGTAGACAATGAGCTCATTGCCCAACGGCAAAGCATTTCTAAGATGACCCTTGGTAGCACCTACAGTAGTTTGCGCTGACTCACTGGAAGTGCTCCCAGTGTTCCATGTGTCAGCACCGTTGTCTGCTGCACCTTCAGGAATAGCGTCACTCCACCGTATAGAATAAGGCAGAAGCGTACCATTATCGTTTAAGTTAAGAGCTATCAGATGATTCCTGAACGGAACTAACACTTCGCACTTTAGCGTAGACGGCCAGTTAGGAAGGTCTGTAAATTGACCACCACCTTGAGTAAAACTTTGCGGCAGGTCTAGCCCATTGTTGACAACAAGCACACCACCTAGAACACCACCTTGCCAGTTGTTATCAGTGCCTGACAAGGTTGTGTAAGAGCCGCTAGACCTTGTAACACTAGAGTGCGTTGTACCACTAATTTTATACAGGTCTGTTAGACCTCCGTAAATCCAGAGATCAGTAGAACCTTGCCTCCAACTAGTAATCCAGTAAGGAGCAGCACTGGGAGTACCTAAAACCTGAGAATGCCCTAAGATAGAACTTGCTTTTCCATCGTTAAAGCGTATGTTTTTAACCGTGGAAAACATATTAGGTGGCATGTCATAGGGAGACAAGTCTGAGTTAAAAGTAAACCCAGCTTGGATTCCATTTATGTCAAAAGCCTCTTTAGCCACTTCCCGTACTATCCTGTTCTGTCCAAACGGTGTTATCAAATTCTTGAAGAGCCAAGGCAAAACCATTTTCTGTGTAAATGTTTCCGCCAGACTCTTGGATAATAGTCTGCTCAGTTATGACCCAGTTAGTAGGCATTATGTACCCTGCACTGACATGGTTAATACAGTACCAGCATACAACGATTTTTCTTCGCTTTCTTTGACCTCTGCCATAGTTTGAGCAAAGATGGAAGCAAATCGCTGAGACTGTTCAGTGTCGTTCAGATAAATAGCACCTTCCATGCAACTACCGAACAAGTACAACGCTGGATAATTCGTAATAATATCGTTAGTAAGGTTAGAATCAGACAGAGCACTTAGTTTTTTATAATAGTTAATATTAATTGTATAAGCCCCGTCTGGCGTAGGCAATAGTTTTAAGTTATCGCCTACCAAAGTATAAGCTCTAGGGTAACCGCTTGTAACGCCACCGTACTCACGGCTAGCTGATTCCATAGACAAATAACTTAAAGCATGACTAGAGTTAGTCGCCTCGTAAGTAATATTTTTAAGTTCTGTGATATCTGCTGGGAGGTTATAAAAAGCTTGGCTTGCAGTAGTAGTAGTTTCTGCCCTAACTACGTTAGAGGTAACGCGCAGATCACGGTTCAAACGATCTTCGGTAAGCGTAATAAAATCAGGAATAACGCTTGTAAGGTCGTTCCTGTTAAGGTAATTAGCTATACTAGTTTTGAGTTCAGTATAGTTTGAAAGAGACATTAGATTTTGCTTTCATGTGTCCTAAGCCAACGATACTCAGGATCGTTAAGAAGCTTTTTCACTTTTGGCATATCATTCTTGTTCATAATGTCTACGCCAAGTTCACGCTTCCACTTTTCAATAATAATAAGCGGAATACTAGCTACTTTACGCATACCATTGGTTTCTACACCACCGTAAAGGTAGTCCTTGTTTAGTTCTTTTTTATTAAGCTCTAGCAGAGGCTCAATGTCTTGAACATTTTCAAGAATAACTTTATCTTCATTGTGGTCGTAGTTAAACTTGGTTTTAATAGGTTCGTCCATAGTGTCCTCAAAAAGGCGGGGAGAGCACAAGGCCCTCCCCTATTGTGTCTTACGACAGATCGTACACAGCGCCGAGAGCCTTCTCGTTCTTTACAACAAGAGTGTACTCAGCAATGATCGCACGTTGCTCACCGTCAGAGGTGCTGGCAACTTCCTTCTGTTCAAACGGACGCAGATAAGCTACGCCGTAGTACTCAGGATCAAGAAGCCACACATCACGGCTACGCTGGAAGCGGTTCGGGACAACGGCCATTTCACCGAAGTCCGAAACATACACGTCCATGCCACCAATAATACGCTGATCAGCAACATCATTAAAGTTGCTAACGCCCGACGCGCCACCAACACCAACAAAGCTGGAGAAGGTCTGCTTCTGCGCCGGAGCCATCATCAAGTACTTGGTGTCGGCACCGTTGTCATACGCCAACAGAATCGAAGCTTTGAGCAACGTTTCCGTAAACGTCCGTTGCGTACCGTCAGTACGAGCGGTACCCGCACCACCGGAACCAGCAGCCGTACCACCAGAGCCAACGCTAGCATTGGTGGTTACCCAGGAGCTAAGAGAACCAAGCTTACGCACGGTGCTGTCAGCGGACATAGCAGTCTTGCTCTGGTTAATACCAACCAGAGAAGTTTCCATGTCGCGCTTTAGCTCTTTTGCCCGTTTGGACATCTGGTAAGCAAGCTCTTGCTGACGGCCCGCTTTGGAAACAGCATCCAGAGTGCCTGAAACCAGGGTGGTTTTCAAGCTGATCTGGCAGATGTTACCAACACGAGTCGTAGCAGCCGGTTCAGCAGCAGTAAGCGTCGAACCTTCCTCGTGGTAGTTGGTGCTAGCCGCAGCGGCCAGGGAGTCCGTCTGCCACTCGTGGTTAACCGCAATAGCATCTTCGCGGCTTCCCATTGACATAAACGGGGTTTCAGTAGGGGAGATATCGTAGATAACGTTTTCCAGGTCCTCCCGAAGACCAGCAGCGGAATACGTTACATATACACCAGTAGGCTGTGCCATTAGTAATGTTCCTTTATAAGAGAGTTACAACAAATCCATGAAAACTGCTGCGGCATCTCTGGTATTACCCGTTTTGGCAAGCCGCTCACGTTTAGCTTGAGAATCACGCTTTGCTTTTTGCCCTTTTGTTGCAGGAGTACCTGACTTCAGAACCTTCTTTACCTGTTTAGTGTTTTTGGAACTGACGCCTGATTTGTTTTGATCGTGCAAGTAAGCTTTGTGCAACATGAGAACAACCTTGTGATCGGTTATTCCGTCTACGTCTTGCTCCGAAAAGCCTGATGACAGAGCATACTGCCTAAGATCGTTCTTTAGAGTAGAACTTGGGTCAGCATATTCTGGCAAAGCTTTTGCCAAACTTTGCGCCTCTTCGGACAAACGTTGTTGCAACGCATAAGCAATTTCTTGATTATTTTGTTGCTGCACTCTCGCCTGTTCTTGCTTGATCTCTACAATCTTGTCTTTAGCTTCTTGGTACTCTATGCGTTTTTCCATGTACTCCGTTGGATCATCTTCTTTCAATGTTTTCCAATCAACGTCACGGAACTTGGCTAGCTCCATATTTTGGTAGTCAGCCATATGTGCAAGAACTTCAGAATACTGTCCTCGCTCTTGCTGTACAGCCTGTAGGTTTGCTTCGTAAGCTTTACGTTGCTCTGCTAAAGACTGTGACTTACGGGTATAATCCGCTTGCCGCTGATATCCGTTTCTAAGTTCATCAAGGGTAACCTCAAACTCTTCGCCGTCTACCTTTACGGTATAGCTTTGTAAGGGTTCCTCAAATTCCTCTTCAACTTCTACCTCTACTTCTTCAACCTCTTCTAGCTCTTCTGGCTCTTCGAATTCTTCAAACTCTTCCGGTTCTTGAACTTCTTCTTGAGGTTCTTCAATAGATGTCTGCTCTGGATTAGTGTCCTCACTTCCGAACATTACATCATACATTGTCTTTTGCTGGACTTCCCCTTGGGGATTAGTCTCAGTGTCACTCATTACGGTCTCCTTCAATTACGTTGTTGTGTATTAAAGACTCCAGGTCTTCGATAATTGATCTAAGAGCTAAACTCTTGTACCAGTAAAACTCTCTGTCATCTTGATTATCAGAATATTTCCATTGTTCAATAATAGATATTTCTAGGTTACTAACTACCTCCTTAAAAACTTCATTGTCTAAAATAACTTTAGCCTGTGCGGCTTTCTCTTTTGTGTTCATTACGTTTTAATCATAAACCTAATTGGTTGAAATTTAACTACGTCTGTCCCAGTAGCTGCTAATTCTGTGGTAGCTGTACCAACATTGTAGGTAGAGCCAGCACCGACTGGAAGATAATCTCTGTAGTCAGGAACTTTAAAGTCTGTACCTGATTGTCCAAAAGTTGTTCCAATGACGCCGTACAACGTTGCATAAGTCGTAGTGCTATACGCAGAGCCGTCGCACTCTAGCCAATCGTTAACACCACTGATAGTCTGTGTGCTAGGAATACTGGCAGCAAACATACACACAGTCCCAGGCTCAAACCCCAGTTTGTTCATCTGTGTGACAGTGGCGTTAACAGCGGAAGCAGTAAGATTAGGAAACTGCGTTTTCAGAACGGTTTTGATCATTCTGATATGATCGTCACCTTCTGAAATATTGTCGCTAGATGTGGGATTTAAAGCGTTTAGCTGGCTTATATAACTTGCGGATTCTACACCCATGGATCGCCCCTTTCAAGGCTAGTAAGTAATTATATCAAAAATTTGAAGCTTTGTCAACAAAATTATACTTCTGTGCCTTTTTTGTTTTCTACGTCTATTAGCATAAAAACACCTTCTTGACTTTCCCAGACTTCCATACTTTCGTTCATAAAGTTAATAACAAAATGTTTCTTTTTCTTTTTGAACATATAATATGTGGGAAACATTATGCAATGCTGTCTTTCTAAGAAATAATTTGCCAGGGAACTAAAAGCAACTTTGTCTTTTACCTTGTCTACAGCTTTAAAAAACTCAGCATCTTTGCAAACAAATCTTGAAAATAAGTATTCCTCTGGGTTTTCAGCTTGTGCTAAGCTAGTTAACAGGAGGATGCTTACCATTGTGCATAGACTTAAGTTTATCCACCTCCGACATAGCGTATTTAAAAAGGTCATCAAGTTTTTCCACTCTTCCAACTAAGTATTCTAATTCTCTGGAACGTTTTTCTAGGTTGTTTGGCGATAAAATATCAGATATTACCTTTACCTTACTTTCTAAGACTTCTTGGCTAGCTATGTAATTTTCTGTCTTACTTTCCAAGTTTTGTATTTCTTGCGTTACTTTTAAAAGGTCTTGTACAGCACGTCCTAACTGACTACGCACAAGACCCCAAGTAGCAGCTATGCCGCCTATAACAGTTGCTATTGTTAATAGCTCCCTTACGCCTAGTTCCATATTTGTTACTCTTCAACTAAGGAGTTTCCTCGACTACAGGCTCTTCTGCTGGAGCTTCTTCAGCAACAGCCTCTTCGACTACAGCCTCTTCAGCAGCAGGTTCTTCGACAACGGGTTCTTCAGCAACCACTGGCTTTGGCCACTTGTCTTTGACAGCCTGAATGCTGTCCACCCACGTTGTCGTGCCATCCTTTGAATCGTGGAACTGGGCATCAAGCTGGTCCTCAATCGTGGGATAGTCACGCCGACGCAGTGACACGTAGTCGTAGTTCTCGTCTCCCGGCGCAGGGTCTGGATTTTTGGGTCCAACTTTCTTAGGACGTTTCCACGAACCGTCTGAGTACTCCAGCAAACCGTATCCAAGATTGACGGGTCCGTCGCCTTCGACCGGCTCAAGAACCTGACGGATAAACAAGCTACGACCTTGTTCGTCGTACAGTTGCTCGTCTACTTTTGCACGGCTGGTTTGACCGCCGTCAGGGCGAAAGACAACAGCCAGGGACTTAAACATCTGCCGACCCTTGCCGTCAGCGACAATTTCGTGTTCTGAATTTTCGATTACATACATGTTATTCTCCTATCGTGCAGTAGCAGGGCTGGACCCGGCGAATGGGTATTCGGCAAATGCTGCCCAGATATACGTACCAGTACTATTGAGGTCGCTGTTGTCCTCTCTAAGCTTTACCCCGTTGCTCAAAAAGTCGATATCCGAAACAGTAGTGGAGGTATTTTCAGCCCCATCGGTATTCGCCGAAAGCGTGTCCTGCATTTCGTTATAAGGCTCTCTCGCCGCATCAAAGATCAGCCAATCTCCAACGGCGTCAATAGACTTACACATGAAAAAGGCAGGCTTGAAATCCATTAAAATCAAGGGTCCGTCCAGCGAGGTGTTTGATTCGTAACTTCCAAAAGCCGAATACCCCGGTATGCTGCGCCAGCAGTAGGCTATCATGTTATCTGTACCACTGGCGTTTGATCCACCGTCAGAGCCAACCGAGAAGACAGATGCGGTTGGCGCTGTGTCATTCCAAATAGTAGCATCATCACCCGTGGCAGCAGTCAAGTTTAATGAAAGATACTCAGTCTCCGGTGCGGCTGTGTTGCTAGAGTGATAAACCCGCCAACTGTTAGCCGCATTGGTCGCTTTAACAAGGATCAAATCGGGGGCGCCACCACTTAACCCGTGACCAACAGTTCCGTTGGCACCTGTTCCCGACCATTCAACAATAGAAAAACCGGCTGTGTCGTTGACATTCACGGTTGAGGTTATAGTACCGTTTGTATTACTAGAGCCTGACGTGCCGTCGCCTTTCCAAGCAAAGTCTACAAACGTATCACTGGCGTTATTATAATCACCCGCAGTACCTAGAGTGTACCCTGAGCTAGAGAATGACTTAACCCCTTGAGGCTGTGCCGCTTCAGCGTTGGATAGGTTGGTATATAGTTCTTTTTGAGCGCCACGGACGGTATCATTTATTAAATGTTGAGATGCGCCGTTTCTTTTTTTAATCCACGAAAGGTCAGGGCCGAAGTTGAAAGCAGACACAACGGCTTCTGCGCCAGTGCCTGTTCTCAAATGAATGCCGAAGTGTGCTGTACCGTCTTCGATCGCTGGGGCAGCGTTGGTGTAGTTGCTTGCGCTGCTTAGTCCGCTATATCCAGAATAAAGGGCTGTGTTGAAATCCTGTTGACCACAGTTTAGGCTGTAGGTCATATTGGTGCCGCCAGTGCAGCCGACATAAGGAAGTAGCGCCCC